GTTCTTTGAGCGCTTCTGTATGATGTGCCGTAGCACCAGAGCCGCTACAAGCAACGACCCTCCAGGGATTACGATAGATACCACCGTATACTTTATTAAGCGCTTGCTGGATACTAAGCGCATTAAACGCTCCCTCACAAACTACAACCCCTTTTACATTGGTCATGAAACGTTCTTGATTCCAGTTGTAGAAGACTAGACCCAGCCGTGTTCCAGGGATCGTGTCGATCTTCTGGATGTCACCGTCAGACTTCTTTCTGGCTTCGATGAAACGCATCTGAGCACCAACAAAGTGCTCTCCAAAATAGTATGGAAAAACGATGCTCTCATTATCTATATCGTAATACATGTCTCCCTCAATTAGGAGACCTCGCGATTTTATGTATTCGATTCCCTTCTGAGCTCTAGGATCAGACAAGGGAACGAACCATGCTGGCCATTCTACCTTTCTGACTTCGTTTGGCTGGGATGCTTCAAACTCGATGTCTGTAGCACCTTTCAGAAAATCGACAAGGTCGATATCTGCTTGGGCACAGTAGTCGTATATGGAGTACGCACGGTCGCACCTGTTGCACCAGCACCAGATGTTCTGGGCGTTGTCAGGATCGACATGCCAGTAGAGGGTGTTATTTCTGCTCTTGCCCGACGTCTTTAGGCAGATCAGGCATTTCTTGCTCATCATCCTCGTCTTCTCCTGTGATTAACTGTAGCTCATCTAGCTTTTTCTCAGCTAGACGCCGTTTGTGGTCCTCGTTAAGGTTGATGTATCGACCCTTCTCGAAACCACACATTATCCTATGTCCTGCTAGTCCGAAACGATCTTTGTGCAGCACAAACTCAGATGTACTGTCATCGAAGTTCGGGATCACCTCTAGAACTACGGTGGATGGTTCTAGGATAGCGGGGCATTCTTTTACTCTTGAGTCAAGGTCTTTGTTGTTGCGCTTTCCGATCGAGTGTAGTTGAGCGAACACAACGATTGGGATGTTAGATGTCTTGATGTACTGACCGAACCAGATGCGCAGGTCGTTCAGGACGTCATAGCGACTTCTTGTCTTATCCTCTACTGAGTATTGAATGAGCTGATAGTAGTCGATCATTGCGCATGAGTAGTCTTGATTGCGTACAGCTTCTAGAGCATTTTTGATACCCTCTAGCTTAGTTGTCAGGCCACCTTTGAAACCGATGTCCAGCACCTTAACGCACTTGCCGATCTCTGGAAACAGCACCATGACTTGTTTCTTCTGCTCAGCCGACATCAAGCCCTTTTTGTAGTCGTTGAAGTTGAGACCCAGTTCCAAGCATCCGATACGAAACAAGACGTCCTGCTTGCCTTCTTCATTAGATAGGACCAGAATCTTCTTGCCCTGCTTCCACAGGGGATACGAGATGTTGGCTGCTACGGTTGACTTACCATTACCAGTGTAGGCACATATGAGATACAGATTCTCGCGAGTGAACGGGATAGCCGCAGTGAGAGCAGTATTGATGAACACCATACGCTCACGGAGCATCTGATCGTACTTACCGATATCGACAAACATCTCCTTGACGGAGTCCATGTTGCCGAAGCTATCAACTTCATCAAGAGACACACTCAGATCGGCATCTGGCTTACCCTTACCGAGAATGGCTTTGATCATGTCGTCATTCAGTCTCTGTGTTGCCATTCTTCTTCTCCAAAATCTTGTCTAGGTCTTTAAAAAAATCTTCGTAGTTGTCCATACCTTGAGCAAGTCTCTTCTCGAGCTCAGTCGTATCCAAGATGGGGAACGACTCGGCGTAGCGTCTCTGCAGACGATACTCCTTCTGAGACATGTTACCGTATTTGGTCTCTTCCTTTGTGGTCTCCTCTGTCTTGTCAGCGGGTGGAGCGTAGATAGAGTAGAAGGCTTCCATGCCTTGATCGTGGATGCCTTTCTTCCAGTCATCCAAGAATTCTTTGAAGGTGGTACCGCTGTACTGCTCTGATTTTTTAACACGATTCCAAGTCTTGTTCGCGCTGAAATGGTTTGGAAAGTGCGCTGCGATGGCTTGGTTGAGCATTCCATGAGCTATCTCGAATGGAACGTTGTTCTTGTATAGATCGAAGAACAGCTCCTCGAAGTTAGGGCGAACACTATCCCAGCCACGATCTTTAGATCGCAGCTCGCCTTCCCACTTCTTGAGAATGTGATTTGCTAGCGTTTCATCACTCATTGCCGATCACCTCATCGTTCGTGGTGTCGAGAGTCTGACTCTGGCCAGTCTTTAGGTTTGTGATCTTGATCTTTGCAGAGTTGTTGACTTTGTCGATGAAGAGCAACTCTAACTTATATTCATCGTTGATTATGAAAGGTCGCTTTTTACCAAGCCACCAACATAGTGAATCTTGAAGTCGATTAGCGTAAGACATCATGCCTCCTAAAAAACGTGTGATCGAAAATCGATACGATCATTATACAATCGCAATTTAAAACAGCGACGGTGAGGCGCAACCCCCACAGCAGCACTTTCTTCGTCTGATTCCCCCTTGTCGACTTTGACCGTCAGGTACTACAGATCTCACTTCTATACGTCCGTTCGCTCGTCAGCTAATAGGATACGGTAGTGCTTCAGATGATCATTCTCGGTGCTCTCGCTAACATCGACTGACTTACCCGGTGTACCAGTCTGCAGGTGCTTACCATTGAGGTTTATTACTCATTTTCATCCGGCTCGAGCTGGATGGAGTCGGGTCTGGTATAAGTCCTGGAATGCTAGCTGCGCCCACCGCGCGTCACTGTTGCTTCTTTATACCATGTATAATCCCCGCATGCGCGCAACCGTAGAAAACGACTACATCACAGTAGACAATCCGACCTCTGACTTTGAGCAGTACATCACTGAAGCTCTATCTTATACAGATAAGGCTGTACAGTACCGGCTCCGACGAATGGCTAAGAGTCCGTTCGCGCGCAACTCTCCAATGTTCAAGAAGCTGCAGGGAGAACAAGGTGGATGTCTCATCAAGAGCTCAACGGGAACGCAGCTTGTTGTTCCTTCCGGCTTCCTGCATCTCGTATCCAATGCGATGAGCAGCACGACAGATAACCGCAGAGAGACTGGCAAGAAGATAGCTCTTCCCTGGGCTAACAAGCCTTTCTCTCCCAGAGACTATCAGGAAGAGGCACTACAGCTCATGGCGTCGAACTGGCGCGGCGTCATCAATCTCGCAACTGGTTTAGGCAAGACACTGATCGCCACACACGCTATCCAAAGATTCAAGAAGAAAGCATTGGTAGTGTGTCCTACAGACTCTATAGCTCGTCAATTCTACAATGAACTAGTAAGCGCATTCGGCTCACATCGTGTTGGCTTCTACGGAGGTGGAAAGAAGAAGATCAACGACATCACGGTCGGTATCGCAAAGTCTGTCTCTAACGACATAGCCAAGTTTGCTGCGGCAGATCTTGGCCTAGTTGTCATGGACGAGTGCCATCACACTCCTGCTAACACATTCTATCAGATCAGCGAAGGTCTAGCTCATGTAGGTCGAATGTACGGTCTCACCGCAACCGACTTCAGATCGGACGGTAAAGATGTTCTCATCACTGCAGCATGCGGCGACGTCCTCATAAGAAGAGATATCGTATGGGGCGTAGCGCATGGTTGGCTTGCACAGCCGTACTTCATCGTGCGGAACGTCGACACGACGACAGAGCCGGATTTCAGAGATGATAAGCTGAGAAACTATAAAGCCCATGTTCTAAACTGCAAGACGATGAAGGATCAGATCAGAAACGATATAGACAAGTTCATGAAGGCAGGCAAATCCGTGCTGTGTCTGGTAGATGAAGTTGCTCACGGTATGGAGATCGCACAGCAGCTTGGCATACCGTTCGCTACAGGCAAGGACAAGCAGTCGCAGGAGTACGTTGATCAGCTCAATGCTGGCACCATCACTGGTCTGGTTGGAACAGATGGCAAGGTCGGAGAAGGAACGGATACTAAGAGAGTAGATGTTCTGGTGCTTGCAAACTTCGTAGCAAGTCGTGGTCCTGTTATCCAAGCGGTCGGCAGAGGCTTGAGAATATATCCGGGCAAGAGCGTATGCTACATCCTAGATTATGTTCCTATCGGTTCTGATATGCTATCCAGACATGCCCTTGGGCGCGTCAAGCTATATAGGGAAATTACAGATAAGGTGAAATTACTATGATCTCAAAAGTTAAAGTTGATCGACTAAGACAAGACTTAGCAAGTCGCATATATCGTGACTGTCATGTTGACCTACCATACTCAATATCTCAAGGTCAACTAGCTAACGAGATGAAGGCCAGCATCGAGAATGCTATAAGGAACGGTCTTGTAGGGGCTTTCGACGAGCTGCTCAACAACCTCTACACCCAAGACGATCTTGAGGATGATCTCGGCTTGAAATAGTAGTATAATGCTACTATGGCAAAGAAAGTTAACCAAGCTACGGTAGACATGGTTAAGAGCTTTGAAGGTCTCTACCTCAAGCCCTATCTAGACGCGGTTGGTGTTCCAACTATCGGCTACGGTACTACGTACTACGAAGGCGGCACTCGTGTCACCATGTCTGATCCTGCCATCAATCAAGATAGAGCGATGCAGCTCTTAGCCAACGATCTGAACGAGCACGGCTCATACGTAGAAAACTACGTCAAGGTACCTATCAGCGACAACCAGTTTGGCGCGCTTGTCTCGTTCTGCTACAATCTCGGTCCAGGTTCGCTCCAGAAATCTACTCTTCTTAAGCTACTCAACAGCGGTGACTACAACGGTGCAGCAGACCAGTTTCTTGTATGGAACAAGGATGGTGGTACTGTGCTTCCGGGTTTGACTCGTAGGAGACAAGCTGAGAGAGATCTTTTTCTCAAAGCCGATGATGCCGATGGGGTACAAAATTCTGCAGGTAACGTTCTTCCAGACGGACCTTCAGATTCTGACATCAACGTTAAGCTGGAAGACATTGAGAAGGAGGTACTAAAGTCATGAGCTAGGTATACAACAAGCCACCATAAATATTCGTTAGTTCAGCCCAAGGTCTTCAATAACCACTAACTAACAAGGAATATTTATGAAAGAGAAAATCAAGAAGATGAAATCCGAGCTAAAACTTCTAGCTCAACAGATCAAGACCCAGAAACCCGAATACAGACAAACACAATCAGCTTACGACAAGTCGAGTCGCGAGTACGAGATTACCTATGGCTCTCGCAAAGGTACCAGGTACAACGCGAAAGATCACGAGATCGGTCAGAAGGCCGACAAGCTGAAATCCTCCGTCGAGTCCATTCGATACGAGTTCCGACACAAGCATATCGCATACTGTCTGCTGAGAGGTCGTTCCCTACAGCAGATAGAGAGCAAGGGCGAACGCTGCGATCTAGCGGTTCAGAAGAACCACAGGTACGGCTGCTCGTGTCCGAACATGAACTATATCGAACAACTTATGAAAGAGGAGATCAAAGATGAAGCTGTATGTAGTGGTGAGGGGCGACCTGCCGAAGAACTATCAAGCGGTACAAGCAGGACATGCGCTAGCGCAGATGCTCCTGTGGGGACCGATGTCAAGAATGAACAGAGAGTGGAACAACCAGACTCTGATCTATCTGAAAGTTCGAGATCTGGATTCTTTGAGGCAGTTAAAAGCCTCTTTAGATAATTACCAGCAGTATCCAGTAGCTTTCCATGAGCCAGACATCGGTGACGAGATGACAGCATTCGCTGTCTATCAATCGGACCATGTTGCAGCTCAAGGACTGTTGGATAACCTGCCATTGGTATAAATCGTATCTCGTGCGCTGGGACGAAAGGATAGCCAGGAACAAGAGCTTACTAAGTAGCCCCGCCAGTTCAAACGAGCTCCATTGTAGGAGCCGTGCTTGCTGGTTCCGCCGAGGGAGAATACGCGGATTAAATGAATGGCCTGTGTGGTCAGTACTCCCAGCGCACAACTTTTGATTCTGTAGCTCAGCGGTCAGAGCGGTGATCTCTAAAATCATGCGTCGTGGGTTCGACTCCCACCAGAATCGCCAATTTTATGAGTAGACTTGTAACTATCTTACAGAAAGCCCATGCCGGAGAAAACGCCGCATACCTTGCGTACGAAGGCCACTGGCGCAGTCTGTCCAAGAAAAATCCCTCTGCTGCAGAGACTATAAAAGATATCCAGAAAGACGAGTGGTTCCACAGGCAGTCGGTCGGCTTCATGCTGATCGAGCTAGATGCTAGACCAAGTCCTGCGAGAGAAGCTTTGATGTGGCTCATCGGTAAGACCACATCTGCTCTATGCTACGTCTCTGGAAACTGGGCCTCTGCTGTGGGTGCCGAGATGATAGAGAAGATCGGTTCTGTGTCCTACTGGGAAGCTGCTGAACTTGCAAGAGACGAAGGTTATCCAGCTATGGCCACGTACCTAGAAGAGATGGCTAGAACCGAAGAAGAGCACGAGACGTTCTTCAAGCTGCTCAAGAACTCTTAGTCCTGCCAGTACTGCACGAACGGATGACCGGCTTGAAAGTACTTAGCTGCAACATCCTGCATGCCGTTGGGATAGCTGCTTCTTAGACGCTTCTTCCAGATCCACGATGCTAGTCGATGCATCCAATCCTGCTCGCCGACAACCTGCATCCTCATCCACGACAGCATCACGTTTCCAGGATCAGAGAATCCGCTAAGAGCTAGACTCAGAGCTGAGAACATCCTCAGGGGGACGATAGGCTTCTTGCCAGCTGCATAGTAGTACAGGGCGACCAAGGCAGGCTGCCTGATCAGGAACGCTGACCAGTTGATGCTTCCATCCGGGTGACGGGTACTTCCATGGACCTCGTTGTTGAGGAAACCATTCCAATCCCAGGCACGCTGTATAACAGCTCCCGCTGCATCAGGATCGCATAGGAAGGCACCTACCGCGTAGCCTACATAGTCATCTGGTCCTTCCTGATCCCCGATCTTCGTAGGACCTCTCTCGACCAGTCCGGGCACAACCATGCAGCCTTTCATAGCCGCTCGCCACCTATCTTTATCTGAGTCAAGTAGCTCGCCTCTGCTAGCTAGTATCGCTACTAGTTCAGCGGTGTACAGAACTCCGTTACCGCTCACGCCCCTATCAGTACTTGCGCACTTGTTCGGGGCCACTAATCCATCTGCGTCTGTGTAGTTGAGAATGTCGTATCTAAGCATAGCTCTATTTTATCAGTTTCAGCTGGGTAAGCAGTTATCCTTTTAATACAGAAGCGACCGTCTCAACACTTCTTCGCCGAGCTTGCGAGGCGAACGACGCGCGAACGCGCGTCAGAGCTTAGTAGTTGAGATAGGCTGGGAAGTATTAGTATCTTTTATACCCGTCACAGAGGTGTTTTTAACTTAGAAGAAAAAATTTTTTCTGAGCGGAAATTGCCCAAAAATTGCACGTGTATAAAGATGTGATGGATAGATACATCGCATTCGACTGTGAGACAGGCGGTTTGACCGACAACTGCTCGCTTCTCACAGCTTACTTCGTCATACTAGAATCTGATCTGACTACAGTGGTTGCTGAGTTAGACTTGAAAGTTAAACCTAACGCTAACCAGCCGTACGTCGTCACCGACGAAGCTCTAGCGATCAACGGGATCAACTTGATCGAGCACAGCAAGGTAGCTATGACCATGGGTCAGGCTGCTACCGAGTTCTACAACTTCTTGATGGCGAACAACCCCAACGGCAAGGGCAAGTTTATCCCAGTCGGGCAGAATATCGCGTTCGACGAGATGTTCTTGAAGGGCAAGCTGCTCTCCGAAGCCAACTGGAACAAGCTCATCTCATACCGCAGGTTGGACACTGGCGTTATCGCTCAGTTCATGAAGATGACGGGTCACATGGATAAAGACGTGTCTGGATCACTAGGCTCCATCGCGTCGTTCCTCGGAATCCCGCACCCCAACGCTCACAATGCTAAAGCAGATGTGGTCACGGCGGTAAAAGTCTTAAGAAGAATGAAGAAAGTGATGGAGAAACATGACTAAAGAAGAAGCTATGAAGCTAGTCGCACAGATTCGAGAAGATGCATTTCAGATCGACTGTGAGGTTATGGAGAACGGCACTCTACCGTGCAAAGCGCATCAAGAGGATGCGGGCTTCGACGTTTTTGCGACCCAGGACATAACCCTTATCCCAGGACAGGTGCAGAAGCATCCCCTGAATATTCGGCTGAAGCTTCCCAAGGGAACCTACTGCCGTGTTGAGACCAAGTCTGGTCTAGGCTCAAAGGGTATGCTCGTGTACGCAGGCATCATCGACGAGATGTACAGAGGCATGCCGCACGTCATCATGACGAACGTAAACCTCATCGCTGGCATCGACAGCGATGGTTTTCCTCTCATGAGGACAGAGCCCATCATCATCAAGAAGGGTGAGAAAGTAGCTCAGCTCATTATGCATCCCTACTCGTCAAACTACTATATGAATCAGGTGGAACATGTGGACACGGAAACCAACAGAGGGCAAGGCGGCTTTGGAAGCTCCGGAAAATAATATTCTGACTGAGATCGAAGAATTGGTTAGAAAGTGTATGGACATGGAGATCCAGCAATTTCATATCACTCCTCAGGATCAGGCTGCATTTGTTCGCGCGATACCGCAGCAGAGAATCGACATAGCATTCTTTGTTCCTCCTAAGATTGTATTGGCGACCTCTAGCGTTCACAACTATCTTGACCTCTCTTTCAACAAGATCTTGAAGGTATGGGGAGTGGATCACACTTACACTGGCATCCGCGGTGTTCCTCACCTGGTCGTCAAAGCCAATCTTATCTATATGGGTTCTCTGCAAAGTTTGAGAGATGATCTTCACAGTTTTGTTAGAGGCAAGTTTGACTCTAACTTCGATGAAACTTTAACTAGGGTTCTAGATGAAAGCGACGATTCTAAAATTTGACAATGTAGCGTACTTCGATGTCGACGATACTCTTGTCATGCACAAGTTTCCTGATCATCAGCTGGGAGACGCCATCGAAATCTTTATTCCCGACCGCGAACTTTTTAGGGCAACTGTAGTTCCTAACGTTGACCATATCGAGCGACTCAAACTTCATAAGGCTTGGGGCAATGGAGTTGTTGTTTGGTCTAGAAGTGGATGGGAATGGGCTGAAGCCGTAGTAAAAGCTCTTCAACTAGAAGAGTACGTAGATTTCATAGCTGCTAAACCTATGTACTATTACGACGATAAACCGTGCTGCAAGATTCTCGGCGAGCACAGATATATTGAGCCACCCAAATGAACCCTAGCCTATTCTCAGTGAAAGACATAATGTTCGTAGTGAATCAGTTATTGGGCGACTGCAAGATAGTGGGTCCATTGAGTGTCTCTTGCCAAGAGCATCCTCAACCAGGAGGAATACCCGGCTCTTCTCTTCCTGTATCTTACTGGATAAATGTGAGAGGGGTGGCAACCATAAAGTGCAGCGATCTGATGGCAGCAAGTCATAAAGCTTATAGCAATATAGCTGGTGCCTTCTACGAAGCAACACAGCCTTTACCTGACATGGGAATTCAACTTACTTACCCTATTATCTTCTTTGAAGACAACATTTTTATTGACCAAGAGAAAGACTCAGTAACTTGTAACTTTGGCTTCAGCACAACTTCAGATATCTTGCTCAAACTGCGCGACAAACTTCTCGAGGAAGCCTTCGAAACAACCATGTGGTCCTAGGTAGAATAGCTCGTACCTAGGAGCGTCAATGGGCATCGACAACATATCTTCACTCTTCAACACTAGTATCCGTATCTATAACAGCGACCCGATGGACAAAGAGGCTGTATGGCCTAACAACATCGAGCTATCAATCTGCAGAGTTCCTATCCGCAAAAGAGACGGCTTCTCGCCTGAGAACATGGCAGCTTTTGCAAAGAAGCTCAAGAGCCATATGGTCCAGAACGGCATAGTGTTCCTCGTCTGCTATGCACCAGTTGAAGATAAGGCTAGACCATTCGAGATCGCCAAAGCCATGTCTGATGCCGGTTTCACTCATATCGACAACATAATCGTTCAAAAGTCTTGGTTTCCTGGTAAACGCTCAGAAGTTAACTTAGTTAACTCACACGAGTATGTTCTTCACTTCTGCAACGGCAATGTCTGGAAGCTAGACCGCTTGCCGCTCAGAGAGTATATGAAGACCGACGAGGACGTAACTTGCCCAGGGAATACCTGGAAGATTGAAACTGGTTCTCTCGACGAAGCCTACCCTGTCGACCTCGCTGAACTGCTCATCCGCATGACTGACTGCCTCCCTGGAAGCCTCATATTTGATCCCTACTGCGGCACATCAGCCGCAATCAAAGCCTGTCTTAAGTTAGGTCACTCTTTTTATGGTTTCGAGAAGGATGAACGCCAGATAAAGAAGTATAACAAGCTATTGAAAGAGTTTTCTAAGAAAGGTAAGTAGTAATGGCTATCTACGAGAAGTCAAAAGCTAAAGCAATCATTGCAGACCGACGTCAGCTGAATGAGATCGTCACAAGTGCGATCCACGACATGGCCACTATTGTTGGCGCAACTCTCGGACCTGGTGGTAGAGGCGTTCTCATCGAGCGAGACGGTCTGTCTCCGCTGATCACTAAGGACGGTGTTACAGTTGCAAAGTCACTTGGAGTTCATAAAGCAGAAGGAAACGTAGTCGTTGAGGCAGCTAAAGAGATCTGCATCAATACGGCTAAAGAGGCTGGCGATGGTACCACCACCGCTATCGTGCTAGCTGATGCTATCACTAAGCATGGCTACAAGTTCATGGAGTCAGACGCCAAATATAATCCTCAGCGTCTCGTCACTGAACTCCGTGAGGCATACGATGACATCGTTGTCCCCTATCTTAAGCAAGTTGCTGTAAAGGCCGACTCTGAAGAGCAGCTTATGAGTGTTGCCACTATCTCGGCGAACGGCGACAAGAAGATCGCCAAGGCTGTTGTCGAAGCAGTGTTGGCTGCTGGCGACGATGGAACTGTGCTGATCGAAGAGGGTCAGGGCAACATCATAAAAGTTGAGCCAGTGAACGGCTACATTGTCACATCCGGTCTCAAAGAGTTAGGTCATATCGGTCCTGTGTTCATCAACGACAAGGCTAATCAGCAAGTCAAGATCGACAGGGGTCTAGTGTTTCTGTACGACGGTAGCATGAACGATCTTAAGGTTCCAGCAGCGATCCAGACTGCTGTAGAGGGCACTGAACTCTACGGACAGCCGCTGATCGTTGTAGCTCACGACTTCTCAGATGTTGTGATGGATAGATTTGCGAAGACAGCCAAGGGCGGTATCACCATCGCTCCAATAAAAACCCCTCTCACGGGTTTACCAAACGGTCGCTCGATGTTTCTGCATGACCTTGCAGCCTACACCGGAGCTAAGGTATTCGACCCTGGGAACATTGATGAGTTGATCTCAGATGAGCTCGAAGAATCAGAGGCATTCGGATACGTCGATAACGCCAAAGTCAATATGTATGAGTCTTTTCTTGTGGTTTCTAATCCAGATGCCGACCATATTGATCGTCGTGTTGCTGAACTTAAGTCTATCGCTGATGTGGCGTTTAGCGATATGGATCGTATGTTCATCAGAGCGGCGATCGGACGACTGACTGGTGGAGTTAGCACCATCTGGGTAGGCGGTGCAACTGAGCTAGAGATCAGAGAGAAGAAGCACCGCGTTGAAGACGCCGTTGAAGCTGTTCGCTCTGCTATCGCTGAAGGAATCATCCCTGGCGGCTGCATGCTGCATCTGAAGCTGGTACAGCTCATCGCCGCAAGCCCTAAGTTCAAGCCCTCGTGGCA